TAGCAATACAATAAACGTCACACCGGATGAAAGCACAACAAAAACAGAGAGTTACAAAAATTCTGGCCCTGATTATAAATCAGATGCACCTTGCCCGCCCTCCGACTGGTCCGACTTTTGCGGGGGGGGGGGGGTGTGGGGGGGTGGGGGGGCGAAAAAATTTCCGGTCCTCAATCTTTAACGGTCCCTTCGAGCAAATTTTTTTTAATTTTTGAAAAAACAAGTCATTAAAATCACTACAAAGGACGTTTATGGCCACGAAATCGCCCTACTCCCCCAAAGACGACGAAGCGTTGATGCAACTCTTGTGGTCGCCCGAGATAGCCTATAACCCTTTGAACTTTGTCATGGCAGTATACCCATGGGGCCAGAAGGGCACACCCTTGGAGCATTACAAAGGGCCGAGAGGTTGGCAACGCGAGTTCCTTCAAGAACTGGCAAACCACATTAAAGGCAACCAAGACCGGATCAACCTCGCGCTCGACCCTTTGATTTACAAAGAAGCGGTTTGCTCGGGCCGTGGTATCGGGAAAAGCGCAACTTTCGCGTTTATCAGTCACTATTTGCTGTCCACAGCCCTTGGTTCGACAGTCATTGTGACGGCCAACACAGAGGCCCAGCTAAAGACAAGGACATGGGCTGAGTTGGGTAAGTGGCTGACACTGGCCCTCAACGGGCATTGGTTCGAGCGCAATGCTCTTTCCATTAAACCCGTCGAATGGTTTGACCGCCTTTTAAGGTCTGATTTGAAAATTGATACAGGGTACTACTACGCGGCGGCCCAGCTATGGTCGGAAGAGAATCCAGACGCTTTTGCTGGTACGCACAACGTGAACGGTATAATGGTGCTTAAAGACGAGGCTTCGGGGATTCCCGCCTCTATTTGGAAGGTTACGGAAGGGTTTTTCACAGAACCTATTTTGCATAGGTATTGGATCGCATTTTCCAACGGTCGTCGAAATACAGGGCAGTTTTTCGAGTGTTTTCATAAAGATAGGAATTATTGGAAAACACGCAACATTGACAGCCGGACGGTGGATGGGACGGATAAAAACTATCTACAGTCCATTGCGGACCGGTACGGGGAGGACAGCGACGAGGCTCGCGTAGAGGTTCGAGGCTTATTCCCACGGCAGGGGGATTCGCAGTTTATCAGTCGGGAAGCCGTGCAGAAAGCCATGGAGCGAGAGCTGATTATGGACGGGGGTGCGCCTTTGATTATGGGGGTTGACGTGGCGCGGTTTGGGGGCGATCAGTCTGTGATCCGTTTACGGCACGGGCGAGACGGCCGGTCCTATCCAGTTTTCAGGTACAAAGGCTTGGCGACAAACGCTTTGGGGGATATGGTGGCGGAGAAGATCGACAAGTACAAACCTGACGCTGTGGCCGTTGACGGCGGCGGTGTTGGGGGTGGGGTGGTCGATTATCTGAGGTTTAGGGGGTATAAGGTTGTTGAAGTCCAGTTTGGCGAGAAAGCCAGCGATGCCGAGAAGTATGTCAATGTTCGGGCCGAACTGTGGGGCGGCGTTAGGACGTGGCTGGATAACGGCGGGTGTTTAGACCCGAAGGATCAATCTTTGGAAAGTGATCTGACCAACCCTGAGTATGACTTTGACGACAAAGGCAGGTATCGTTTGGAAAGTAAGGATTCCATGAAACGCCGTGGTTTGAACTCCCCAGATGACGGGGATGCGTTCGCTTTGACCTTTGCGGTGAAGGCATCGCGGAAGGACGCGCCAACAAGCCGGTCGAACGCAAGACGAGCAGAAGGGGTCGATTATCCTGTTTTTGGGTAAGAGACGATAGCTTGTTTTTTCTTTAGGGTTTTGATACGGTGAGACTATTCCCAGAATTTTCAAGCGGGGGCGCGGTTTATGGGTTGGGGAAAAGTTTTAAAAAAAATCGTAAAGCCTATTGTCAAAATCGCCAAACCCTTGGTTCCGGCGGCTATTGGTTTTGCGGTTGGTGGTCCTGTTGGTGCGGCTGCGGGTTTAGGGTTTTCTTTGATGAAGGGCGGCTTGTCGAAAGCGGCCAAGGTTGCAAAACCCCAAGAGGCGGAAAAACCCCCTGAACCCCCTTCCTTGGCGTCAAAGACTGATTCGGGGCAAACTGTTTTGGAAGAAGGTACGAAAAGGGCTTTGGCGGAAGTATCTCAAGCCAGAGGCCGTGCGTCCACGATGACAGGCGCGGGAGATACCGAGGAAGAAAAGTACAACGCTCGTAAACGTCTATTAGGGTATTAAGATTATGCCATTAACTCTCCCAGGGCAAAAACGCCCATTGCCGAAGTTGACACCTCCGGCGTCTGGTACGTTTGACAAAGCCACGCAGGGTGGCCCGAAAGAAGGATTGCTCGCATTGGCTGCCAATAAAGAGCGGACTAGCAATCGTTTACCGAACGGCCAGATGAAGGACTTTCAAACCAAAGCGAAAGAATCCCGAGAAAGAGCGATCCAAGAACGGCGCGGGGAAGGCACCTTTAGCAAAATGATGCAAGCGAAAAGAGCGGCCCCTGGCAGCGCGGAAAACCCAAACTATGTGGGTCTTGTCCCTACAGGTCGTATCACAACCAATCTTCCAATTCAAAGTTTGGGAAGCCCAACAGCCGCTTCTGCTCCAGCACCCGCCCCTGCTCCCGCTCCCGCTGCACCCCGTTACGAAGACCCCACAGGAACAACCCTTGGATATAGAACGAGTGCTTCTGCGGCACTTGGCGGAGGGAGGGGTATGGGGGAAGATCAATACGTTGTTCGTAAACGCTTGTTAGGATATTAAGCCTGTGGACCCTTTGGAAACCAAAGCCAAAGAAATTATGACACGCCAGCAGGCGTTGGAATCCCAGCGGCAGCCATGGGTGACGCACTGGGAAGATGTGGCAAGTTATTTGCTTCCCCGATACGCGCAGACCTTCCGGCTTGTAAACCAGAAAGGCCGGACACAGGCTGTTCAAAACACCGACAAGATTTTTGATCCAGCACCAACCTTGGCGTTGAACAAGTTTGCTGCGGCCATGGATAGTATGTTGACGCCAAGAACACAGAAGTGGCACCGGTTGCGGTCCACCGACGACACGTTGAACAGAAACGCAAATGTGACCCGCTATTTCGACGATGTCGCCCAGCGGTTGTTCAAATTCCGGTACGCACCAAAAGCCAATTTCTCTTCGCAGATGTTTGAACACTGGCAGTCAATCGGGGCATTCGGCACGGCGTGTATGTTTGTCGATCGTCTGGACGGCGGGGGTTTGCGGTATAAGTCTTTGCACCTCGGAGAAGTCTTCTTCTCCGAAAATCACCAAGGTGTGATCGACACGGTGTATCGGAAGTTTCTGTTGAAAGCCTACCAAGCTGTTCGGCAATTTGGGGACAAGTGCCCCAAACCGATTCGGGAAGCGGCAGAGAACGACACGAGAAGGAATGAAGAATACACGTTCATTCACGCCGTGTACCCCAACAAGAACAAAGATTCTAAGCGCAAAGATTATAAAGGTATGGCGTATGCGTCATGCTATATCGCCTGCAACCCTTTGGCCGTGGTTAGCGAAGGTGGGTACGAAACCTTCCCGTTCCCGATCAGTCGGTACGTAACGGCTGCGGGTGAAATGTATGGCCGAAGCCCTGCGTCCGAAGTTTTGCCTGCCATTAAAGGTTTGAACGAACAGAAAAAAACTGTTCTTAAAATGGGACAACGGGCAGTCGACCCTATTCTATTGGCCTATGACGACGGCGTTGTTGGGACCGTGAATCTTCGCCCAGGATATGTCAACTACGGGGCTATAGATTCTCAAGGTCGGAAACTTGTACAGCCTTTGGATGGTCCATCCAATTTGGTTATCGGGAAAGACTTGATGGAAGACGAGCGTTCCATCATTAACGAAGGTTTCTGGGTGACGTTGTTTCAGATTTTGGTGGAAACTCCCCAGATGACAGCCACGGAAGTTATGGAGCGCGTTAAGGAAAAAGCAGCTTTGTTGGCCCCGATGATGGGGAGACAGCAAAGCGAGTGCCTTGGCCCATTGATCGAAAGAGAACTCGACATCCTCCAACGGGAGGGCGTGTTGCCCCCGATGCCGCCCGAGTTGGTGGAAGCCGGTGGGGAGTTTGAAATCATTTACGAATCCCCCCTTTCCCGTTCGATGCAAGCCGAAGAAGCATCAGGTTTTATGCGGACCTTGGAGACAGCGATCAACGTATCCCAAGCCACGCAAGACCCCGCTGCTTTGGACTGGCTGAACGTCGATGTGGCTATGCCCGAAATCGCAGACATCCAAGCCGTTCCGGCCAGATGGTTACGATCCCTGGAAGAAGTCCAGTCCATCCGTCAAAATCGTCAATCCGCTGCCGAGCAACAGCAGATGGCGGATGCTGCTCCTGCTATTGCTTCGATCCTTAAAACAACCGGTAGTGCTGCATGACGCGAACGTTTCTCGAAAAAACCAAAGAATTTCTGTTTGGCCGACAGATTGATTATCGCCGAACCTTTGAAACTCCCCACGGGGAAAAAGTCTTGGCCGATCTGGCTAAGTTTTGCCGCGCTCACGAAACCACGTTTCGCCCAGATTCTGACAGGGCAAGCGCAGTTTTGGAAGGGCGAAGAGAAGTTTGGTTACGAATCCAAGTTCATCTGAACCTATCATCCGAACAACTCTGGCAACTCTACACCCGCGCCGAATAACCGGCAGAGGTTAAAACTAAACAAAAGGACTTTTGTATTATGACCCAAGAAATGACAGCCACACCTGCGGATTCTGTAGTTTCCACCCCCGCTCCTGCGGCCCAACCCCCACACTGGATCGAAAGCATCTCAGACACAGCTTTGAAAGATTTTGCCATTAACAAAGGTTATCACCGCACCGACACGACGGAAGCCTTGCCGACGATTCTCCGGCAGTACCAAAGCCTTGAAAAATTGGTAGGGGCTGAAAAGGCAGGGAGAACGGTTGAACTGCCTGATTTTGATAATCCGGAAGCCGCGAGCAAACGAGATGCGTTTTACGAGCGTTTGGGTCGCCCTGCAAAAGCAACAGATTACGATCTGGGTTTTACCGCCGAAGAAGGTGTCGACGCTGAATTTGACAAGTGGGCACGGGAAACATTCCACGGAAACGGGTTGACAGCGAAACAAGCCAACGCTCTTGGGAAGGCGTGGGTCGACTTTGCGACGGCACAAACCCAGCAAGATGCCCTAGTAACCTCCCAAAGAGCGGCCCAAGAAGACGCCGCGTTGCGGCAACAGTGGGGCGCGGCTTATGATAACCGTGTGGCGAAAGCATCTTCCGCTGCCAAAGCCTTTGGCGTTAGCCCCGAAGCCATCGACGCCATGCAATCTGTCATGGGTTACGGGCAAGTCATGCAGCACTTTAACGCGATTGCCGAAGCCATGGGAGAACACGAGTTTGTTGGAAATGCTGATAACAATGTGTTGACTCCTTACGATGCGCAAGAAGAACTCAATAGATTTTACAATGACCCAGAAATGAGAACTGCGTGGGTGACAAAAAACCACCCCCGTCACCAAGAAGCCGTGGAAAGACATCACTATCTCCAAACCCAGAAACACGCAGGTAAAGCTGTATGATGAACGACACAGAAGCCCGTATCCGCTGCCTAGAACTGGCCGAGCGAATCCAAATGCGGGTCCATGACAATGATGTTGAAAAAATTATTGCCATGTATAAAAAACTTTACTACACTGTCTTTACAGAAGGCACTCCGGTTTCTGTTACAACGCCGGAAGAAGAGAGTAAATCCAACAGAATGGTTCCGACCAATCAAGCGGTATCGTCTTCTTCGGCGTTACAGAACAAAACAGGCAAGTGACTTTTGACTAAAAACGGATAACACCACACGAAAGTGTGGCTGCCCGTGGGCAACTCTGGGAAGACAGAGAATCTCACGGCCCCCGATTTCGAGTCGGACAAGGCCCAAAACTGTTGTCACTTAATCAACATAATGGAGCCAACCTATGTCCTATGATATCCCTATTGCCTCGATTCAGACGTACAAAGCCAACGTCGAAATGTTGCTGCAACAAAGCGGCGGTCGACTGTCTGAGTGCGTTACTATTGAAAGCGGTTTGACAGGAAAAGCTGTCAAGGTGCGCGAGCAAATTGGTGCTGTTCGTCCCACCAAGAACATGTCGCGTCACGCCGACACACCTTTAATCAGTACCCCGCACGATGCGCGTTGGCTTTACCCCAACGATTACGACTGGGCGGACTTGATTGACGATCAAGACAAACTGCGTATGATGATCGACCCGCAGGTCTATTACGCGCAGAACGCCATTGACGCTATGCGTCGGGCTCAGGACGAAGAAATCCTGATGGCCTTTTACAGTGCTTCACGGTCTGGTGAAAACGGTACGACAAGCACCGCCTTCCCTGGGGGCCAAACCATTGCGGCAACCGTGGGAGCCAGTGCTGCCACAGGTCTGAACGTGGAAAAGCTGAAACAGGCTCGTCGTTTGCTTATGGCCGCCGGTGTGGACCTGCAACGCGATCCTCTTTATTGCGCCGTCACTGCTGCTGACCACGACCGTCTGTTAAGTGAAGTCCAAATCGTAAGTTCGGATTTCAATGAAGGCGCCGCCGTTTTGAAGGAAGGTATTATCCAACGGTTCCTTGGGATCAACTTTGTTCACGTGGAATTTACAGACGCCGCAGCATACGGGCCTGCCGCCACAGTGGGTGGTACAGGTTCGCTTGTCAACGTTTCCAACCAACGCCTTGTTCCTGTCTGGGCAAAATCCGGCATGGCCTTGGGTATCTGGTCTGACTTGGTGGTTGATGTTGGCCCGCGGCGAGACAAACGAAACGCCACTCAGGTTATGGTGACTGGAACCTACGGCGGAACACGTTTGCAAGAGAAAAAAGTTGTCCAAATCGTTTGTGCCTAGGAGGTTCTCATGGCTCTATTTTACTCATCTGAATCCGCCAACATTGCGGCGTTACCGGTTGTAAAGCAATCCAACGCGGGTTATGGGGCGCGTATGCAACGGTTCCGTGGAACCATTGTGTTTGCATCCCCCGCAATCACAACTGCTGACCAGATCATCGTGGCTCAAGTTCCTGCGGGTTATGCTTTTGCTTACGGGATTCTAACGTCTTCGGTATCCCTGGGAACATCCACAATCGCTATTGGTACGGCGGCAACAACCGGTAAATACCGTGCTGCTGCGGTATTCACCGCAACGGACACCCCCACCATGTTTGGGGTTGCCACAGCGGTTGGGACACAAGCGGCTTTGGCAGCGGACGAGTTGATCCAAGTTGCGGTTGGTGTTGCGAGTTTGCCCACCTCCGGAACCCTTGTGGTCGATCTCTATTTTAGCCGTCAATAAGACCTTGGTTAGGGTGCTTGCGGATTCCGTGGGCACCCAGCCACAAACGCCAAAAGAAGAGGAACTGTCATGCCTGTTCGTCGTTATAGTATCACCACTGGGTTAGGCAACCAAGATAACCAAGTCACCGAAGCCGTTGGATCGGCTACCGTGACCACCGCTATTGAGTTGTCCGTAGAATTTGGGGCGACTGTTTTGAACGGCGGGACCGCCGCCTTAACCAAAACGGACGTTTTGATAGGTATACAGCAATTATACAATTATATCGCTGATCGTCCGTTCCCGCCTGCATAAGGAGATGATTTATGGCAAAACTGTATATCTCGGAATTTGTTACACGTGGGACCGACGCAAAAGGTCCGAATCAATTTCCTGAATTTCCGCCCATAGCCAGTCAAGTTATAGACACCGCAGCGGTAAGCGTATCGGCGTCTTTCCAACCCAGCACCCGCTTTTTGCGTTTGGCGGCGGACGGCATTGTCTCTTTTGCGGTGGGAACAGCCCCAGTGGCGACAACCGCTGACGCACGTTTGCCCGCGAACACTGTGGAATACATTGACATCCCTGAGAATCAAGGTTATAAGATTTCGATTATCACCAACACCTAGTGAGAGGTTCACCCCGTCATGACCTCGCAAGTAGAAATCGTGAACCGTGGCCTTGGAAAATTAGGGGAAGATTTCATTGTTGCCTTGGATCAAGACAGTGAATCTGCACGGTGGATGAATACGTTTTATAACCCGACCCTTCGTGCGTTGCTTCGGTCCTATAACTGGAATTGCGCTTTAGCCCGTGTGGTTTTGGCCCCTTTGTCCACCGCGCCTGCTTTTGACTATCTGTATCAGTTCCAACTTCCCGCCGATTGTATCCGGCCTATTCTCCCCAAAAAAAGTGACTGGGTAGTGGAAGGAAAAAAGATTCTCACCAACGAAGGAAACACGTTGTACCTGCGGTATATCCGTATGTTGGAAGACCCGAACGATATGGACGATTGTTTCATAGATGTTTTTGCGTGTAAGCTGGCCGCCGAAGGTGCGGAGAAGATCACGCAATCCGCAACCAAACGCCAGTTGGCCGAAGCGGAATTTGTCGAGTCCATGCGCCGCGCAGCGAGGGCCAACGCCTACGAACGGATCGCGCAGGATCAGTCCGAAAGTTCTTGGGTCGATTCCAGAATCGTCGGTGTAAGCTACCCCGAAACCACAAACGCGGGATACTAAAATTGGTTGATGTCAGTCCTTTAAAAAACAATACCAATGCGGGGGAGATTTCCCCGCTGATCGAAGGGCGTGTCGATCAAAGATCGTATGAGAACGGTCTGAAAAAATGTTTGAACTTCATTCCTTTGATCCACGGCCCATTGACCCGTCGCCCTGGCACAATGTTTGTGGCCCCAACAAAATTCTCCAACAAGACGACCCGCGTTGTACGGTTCGAGTATTCCACGACACAGGCCTATATTCTGGAATTCGGGGACCAATACGTCCGGTTCTTCCGTAACGAGGGACGGCTGGAAAATCCCCCAGGAACTCCTGTGGAAGTGGCAACCCCTTATTTGGAAGCCGACTTAGGGGGATTACGTTTTGTGCAAAGCGCGGACACGTTGTATATTACCCACCCGAAATACGCCCCCCGAAAATTGATCCGCAATTCCACGATTTCGTGGACGTTAAGCACTATCACTTTTGCTGACGGGCCATATCTGTCCATTAACCCCACAGCCACAACCTTGCACCCTACACACTCCACCGGCACGATTACCATAAACGCAAGCGCAGGCGTTTTTGTACCCACGGACGTAGGGCGGTTGGTGCGTATGCTTCACGCGGGGACATGGGGGATCGCGACAATCACCGGCTACACAAGTGCCACATCTGTGACCGCCGTTGTGAACAGCGCGTTAGGCGGCTCGAGCGCGACGACTTTATGGCGTCTGGGGTTATGGAGTGAGACGACCGGCTATCCGTCTTGCGCGACGTTTTATGAGGACCGTTTAATGCTGGCGGGGTCTCCTGGGTTTCCGGACCGTGTGTGCGGGTCGAAGTCTTCTGACTATGAAAACATGGCCCCTACAGACCTGACGGGTCTTGTGGCGAGTAACAGCGCATTATCTTTCACGTTGAACGCCACGGATGTCAACGCTATTTTCTGGATGGTTGGGGACAGCAAAGGTTTGTTGGTGGGTACCGCCGCTGGGGAATGGGTTATATCCCCAAGTTCTTTGGGGGAAGCCTTGACCCCCACAAACGTTGCCGCCAAACGTGTGACAAAATATGGATCAAAGAACATCGCCCCTGTTCAAACAGGAAAAGGTGCGGTGTTGGTGCAACGCGCAGGGCGTAAACTTCGGGACTTTGCCTATAACTGGCAGGTGGACGGGTACGCAGCGGACGATCTTTCTGTTTTGTCCGAGCATATCACGGTGGGCGGGATTGTCGACATGGCTTATCAAGCCGAACCCCAGTCGATTATCTGGGCCGTACGCCAAGATGGCACCCTTCTTTCCTGCACCTACGACAAGGCCCAAGAAGTCCTTGGCTGGGCCAGACACCGCCTAGGCGGGGACGGGGCACTGACAGACATCTACAGCGCGGCGTACAGCAAGGTGGAAAGTATTGCAACCATTCCTTCCTCGGCGGGGAATGCTGACCAACTCTGGGCTGTCGTATCGCGCACTGTTGGGGGTGTGGTGACAAAATCTATCGAGTACCTGAGTTATCTCCATATCAATTCAGAAGAAACAGGGGAGCGGTTTTTCGTGGATTCAGGGGCTGTTTACAGTGGACCCCCTGTCACCACCGTAACCGGCCTGACGTGGCTGGAAGGGGCTACGGTGTCGATCCTCACAGATGGGGCGGCGCACCCCAACAAGGTTGTGTCTGGGGGCGCAATCACACTGGACCGTGCCGCCTCTGTCGTCCACGTCGGCCTCGGGTATTTAAGCGACGCATGGACCTTACGAATCAACGTGGATATAAAATCCGGTACGGCCCAAGGGAAGGTGAAACGGATCACAAAAGTCATGCTTCGTGTGTTTCAAACGTTAGGCTTGAAATATGGTCCATCATCTGAGAAACTAGACACGTTGACCTTTCGGAAAACGTCGGACCCCTTAGGGAAACCCCCGTCGTATCTGGACGACGACACTCGCGAACTGTTGTGGAATGAAGGCTACACCCGTTCGGGACGTATGTATTTTCGACAAGATCAACCCCTTCCTATGACCATTTTGGCGATCATGCCTGTTCTGGACGTGCAAGGATAACAGTGTAAGGAAAAACCATGGTTGCGTTTTTAGCCGCCCTTTCTGCGATTGCTACCGCCGCGAAGGTTGGCGGGACTTTGATGAGTTCCAAAGCGGAAGAAAATGCCGCAAAGTACAACGCCCGTCTGAGTGAACAGAACGCGGTGATTGCGGAACAGCAAGCGGCAGCGGAAGTGGCTCGGTATAAACGGGAAACCTATCGCCGTGTTGGGGATATACGGGCCGGATACGCGGCTTCGGGCGTTACCATGGAGGGATCGCCTTTGGATGTTCTTGCGGACAGTTACGCGATGGCAACGCTTGACGAGGAGAACATAAAATACCAAGGTCGTTTGGAGGCGATGAACTATCGGAACCAAGCAAGTCTCGATAGGGCCAAAGCCAAAAACGCAAAGAAAGCTGGGTATTTAAGCGCGGCGGGGCAACTGCTCGAAGGTGGGACACAAACCTATGGGTACTATACAACGACCCGTCCGGCCACAGCCACAGAGACGGCACCAGAAAGTAACATGAAAGTGAACAGTTCCAAGTCCTCAAAAACGACCACCACCACGACATCCAAATCTTCAAAGAAATAACCGTCATGCGTATTCGTCCGATCGAGCAAACCACGTCCACCCCGTCGGGGGGCCTGCAATCCCGAGCATCTGCCCAAGACTTCGGAGCGGATGTTGGTGGAGCAGTGGCGGGTTTGGGGCAAAACATTGAAAACGTTACCTCTGTTTTCGACCGTTTGGAAGACGAAAAAGACAGGATGTGGGCGGCCACGGCGGCCTCAGAAAAGCAACTGGCATGGGCGCAAGAGTTTCAAGCCCGTCAAACCGATCCTGATTTCGCCAAACAATACGGCCCTGATGGGTCGAAGTTCGCGGAAATGTACCAAGAAACCATGCGGAAAGACGCAGAGAACACAGGTCTTTCTGCGCCGTCGGGCAGAGCCCAACAGTATTTGCAGCAGCAGCTTCTCCCCATACAAACGGGATTGATGCAACACGCTATCTCGTTTCAAGCCAGTACGGCGGGGGAGTACAGCAAGACCCAACTTCTGAAAACAATGGATAACGACGCCAAGACGGCGGCCCTTTTTCCGAATGACGCTGGGAAAATTCTGTCCCGTGGCTGGGAAAATATCCAAAAACTGCCGTACTTGACGCCGGAGCAAAAACAAACCCTGACGGTGGAATACGAGAAAAACATTGCGATGGCCGCGGGCATGGGGATTGTCAACAGGGAACCCGAAGCCGTCCTTGGGACGTTGGCCCCTGAACAACTCTCCAGATTCTACCCAAGCCAACGGGTCGCCCAGAATCCGAAAATACCTGTCACAGCGTTTCTTCCTGTGGCGGATAAGCAAGCGCAGGTTCTGGCCCCCTATAACGCGATGACACAGCAGGCCGCGGCCCAATACGGCGTAGACCCCGCTTTCATGCAGGCGCAGCAACTGGCCGAATCGAGCGGCGATCCCAACGCCCAAAGCCCTGTGGCCCCTTCGACAGGAAAACGATCCCTAGGTTTGGCGCAGTTTCAACCTGCCACCGCCGCTGCCTATAACATTGACCCGACGAAACCCGATCAGGCCATTAAGGGCCAAGCGATGTATATGTCTGACCTTTTGACGATGTTCAAAGGCGACTACCGGAAAGCGGCGGCGGCATACAACTGGGGCCAAGGCAATGTGAAAAACGCGATTGCCAAATATGGGGATAACTGGCTTGATAACGCCCCGACCGAGACAAAGAACTACCTGACAAAAATCTTCTCCATGGCGCGGCCTTTGCCAGCAGCCCCAGACACGATGGCCGAACAAGAGATGATGAAAGGCGATGCGCCGCTTCGGGAGAAGAATCTCCCCGATTGGTTCAACAAACTAAGCTGGGAACAGCAGGCAACGATTGTCCGCGAGGCCGAGCAGGGTGTTCGCGCGAACCGCGTCTTGGAAGAACAGCGTTTGGGTAACGAGGAAAAACAAAGAGACCTTCTGCAAAAACAACAGATGAACACAATGTATGACGCCTTGCTGGACGGGAAATTAACCGCCGAAGATGTCCGCGCGTCGGGTCTTGATTATGGCAATAAATCCTATCTGATAAATGCTATATCGGCCACGGCGACCAAAGAAGCCAAAACTGACCCTGCGGTTTTCCAAGACCTATTCCAAAAAATCCACAACAACACGTTAAACGATGAGAAAGACCTTGTGCAATATCTCGGCAAAGGTTTCTCTTTTGCCGATACGAAAATTTTACGGGACGAAGTGAACGGAAAACGAACCCGCGAGGGGGGTTTAGAAAATGAATTGAAAAAGAATTTTTTTGATGGTGTCAAACCTTCTTTTGTTAGAACAGAATACGGCGGTGTTGTTAAAGACCCAAGGGAAGTTTATAATTGGTATAAATTCCAACAAGCAGTGTTGACCTACATAGAAGTAGAGCGCAAAAACGGAAAAAGCGTAACAGCTTTATTCGACCCCAAGAGTAAAGATTATGTCGGGAAATTAGTAGATAGTTTTAAATCCGCTGGTACAGCGGGAATGCGGCCATCCACAGGGCTGCTCGCAAAAGAAATCGAGACTGATATGACCCAAACGACCGCCCCAGAAGGCGACACCCAAAATTCCATACCCTTGTGGGATCAAGAAGGCGCGGCCATTATGAACCAAACAGGCCAATAGGAAAAAACATCATGCCTTCTTCTTCTGAATACCAAGCGTGGCTCGACAAAAACCCCGACAAAAAGGGAACGCCAGACTACGAGAAGATCGTGTTCGCCTACGGGAAGGCAAAAGAAAGAGAAACCCAAACAACGATGCCGGAACCCGTCATTCGAGACCCAAACAAGACAGAGGGAACACGGGCCGTAGAACGTTTGCAAGCCAACGGGGTTGCCGACAACGCGATTCTTGATTGGGTTAAAGGCCAAAAATACTTGGCGACGCAGGAAGGAAAATCCGAAGATCAATTCAAAGAAGAGATGTTCGGCATTAAACCGTTTAATACTAAGGCTTTAGAAGATTATTTCAACAAAGCATTATCCGAAGGTAAGGCCGCGAGACAAGGGGAAGGGGAACAAAAACCCTATTCAATTATGGATGCCCTAGACGACGGATGGGGCGCGAGTGTAACGGGGTTGGGGGCTAGGCAGAAATTGCCTGATGCCTTACCTCAAGACGCATCGACGCTTGAAAGTTTAAGCTATGGTTTAGGTATGGCAGCGGGGGATTTGCCAGCTATGATCGGCGGGTTTTTTGCGGGAGGAGGCCCTGTCAGCCCTATCACAGCGGGTG